AATCTGCTGAAACGTCTCTTGTTATTTGGAAGTAAACTTCCTCGTCCGTACTAGGAGATCCCGCTATTGTAACTGCTCCACTTTCTGCTGTAACGTCTAAATCATTTGCTGTACCGCTATGTGCTTTTGCTGTTGGTGCTACACCTGTTCCAAAAGCAACGTTAATAGTGTCATTGTCTGCGCAAGCAACACCTGCTAACACCCAAGATACAGTTCCTGTGTTTGTTGAATCTGCTGTGAAAAATGCTTGAAAAGTTATTGTGCCTTCATTCCATGATTTAGGAAAAGCAACAGCAAACTGAGCATTCTCATCAGAATCTTTGTCAAAATCTAAAGTTTTAATTTCAGGTCCATTTGATAATTCTACTTGTGCTAAATCTGCACAACCATTTGTAGTGTTAGGATACATAGCAACTGCTGGAACCCAAATGGATTCTTTACCAGCAATTTTAATAGCTGCTGTGTTGTCTCCACCATCAACTGCTTGTGCTACTCCAGTTCCGTTTGGTGCGATAACAATGTTTCCATTTGCACCATCAGTAATTGTAATCGTACCTGAATTAGTTCCTGAGTTTGTGTCTAATACTAAATCATAAGCACCACTTGTGGTAAGTGTTGCTGATGCTGCACCTGTTCCAAATACTGTTTCACCAGTTCCTTTTGGTTTAATAGCTATGTCAATGTTTGAATCATCACCTGTTGCAGATAATGTTGGATCATTTCCCGTTGCAGCGTTAGCGATTGTAAATTCATTTACCGCAGAACTAGTAGCTGTAAGCAGAGCTAGTTGATTTCCATTAGTATCTAAAATTGAAGTTCCAATTTTAGGTGAAGTTAAAGTTTTATTTGTTAAAGTTTGTGTTCCAGTAAGTGTTACATCACCCATTCCAATGTCAATAATATCTGGGTTTGTGCCATCATTAGCTGATGCAAATACTATTTTAGTTCCTTTGTCTGTAGTTGCAAAAGTGAATGAATCTCCAGATCCAGAAACATACTTAAATTGTACTGTGTATGCACCAGAAGTTGAATTTTTTAAAAAATAAAAAGTTTGAACATCTAAAGGTATGGTTACAACCTGATTACCTGTAATTGTTCCTGTAAATTCTATCATTCTGTGTGCAAGAGTTGCACCAGTTGATCCGTCTGAAACCGATAAAGTTGTTGTTTGTGCACCACCAGCGATTGATTGCTGAGTAAATCCACCTGATATTTGTTCGATAAGTTGTAAATTTGTATTAGTTTTAGTACCCCATGTTCCGGCGTTTTCACCAGTTGCTTGAAGTTCTACTCCTAGTCCCGTATATGTTGATGCCATTTTTTATCTCCTATGCAGCGTCACTATAACTTGTATTTGATCCAGTTGCAACATCTGTATACGAAGAATTTGAACCTGTGTCAACATCAGAATATGCTTGAATTCCAAAGCCAGAAGCAGTTCCAAAAGCAGCTACAGAAGAGGTTATTGATTGACCTGATAATCCTATAGACTCATCAGCTATTGTTACAGATCCTACAGAGCCTGTAAATGAAACTCCTGTTAATCCTACTACCATTGGAATAGGATCTATATCGCCAACACTTGCTGTTGCTGAAACTCCTGTTGGTGTAATTATTTCTACAGAACCAGTTGTTATAGAACCAACACTTGCTGTTGCTGAAACTCCTGTTAATCCTACTACGTCAGCTGGTGCTAATGATCCAACAGCGGGTGTTATTGCTTGACCTGTTAATCCAACAATTTCTTGTACTGTTGTTAAACTACCAACGGCAGAAGTTATTGCTTGTCCTGAAATTTGTTCTGGAATATCAAACTGACTTGGTACAGCAGATGTTATTTCTTGACCTGTTAATCCTACCACATCAGCAGGGGTTATTGTATATGTTCCCCACGCTTGATCTTGTCCCCAAGCACCATCATTCCAACGACTACCTGTTCCAACAAAAGATTGTATTGCATCAGGTGCTGTTAATTCAAAAGTAAATCCTGATTGACCCCAGTTTTCTTCTCCCCATTCATCTTGTCCCCAACCTTTATTTATTTCTGTTGACACTGAAACTGAACCTGACGCTGACGTCATTCCTAAACCACTAGGTTTTACAACAGGATCAAAACTTTCACCCCAAGGTTCTTCACCCCATAAATCTCTACCCCAACCTTGTTGAGCAGATGCTACCGGTGTTCCAAGAGATGCAGTTATACTTAAACCGGTTAACGAAACTAATTCATCATTTGCTTGTCCCCATGAACCACCTGTATCCCACGCTTCAGCTCCCCAACCTGTTGTAATTTCTGCGTTTGTTCCCCAACGATTAGTGCTCCAGCCTAATGCTCCCCAAGTGTCTGCTGCTGGAGTGTTTGCTTGTCCACCCATTCCTGAGTGAACAGTGCAATAATAATATAAAGTTGGAGCGTCGGTGGCTACTTCTATTTGAGTATAGGCCCCTGATTGACCTGGTGTGCCACTGGTTGTTACACCTGTGGTATACTGACTACCACTATTATGTGTGCCATCGCTCGTTGTTGAAAATCTTAATGGGTGACCAGAGTTAGAACTATCTGATTGATCTAATTTATAAGTTCCACTTTCAAATAAATTAAGTGTATCTTGTTGAACACCATCAATAAAATATTTATTGCCTGAACCGGTGCTAACCACCGTTACTGTATAAGTTCTAGTAACGGACATCCGTCGTTACTCCTTACGCTAATCTTATAATGGCGTTAGTAGCGTCTGCTGTTGGGAATTGAATTGTAAAAGTTCCACTTGAAACAGTTTTATCACCGCCAAATGCAACAACCACACATGCAGGGTCACCTGATGCAGAGTCATTGTATATTAATGCGCCATTTGCTGTGAATGAAGCATCTGTGAAACTAACATCAGAAAAATCACATACAGCTGTTGTGCTAGATGCAACAGGAGTCACACTTGTAAGTGTTGCTCCACCTGAAGTATATGCAGTTCCAGATGAATTTGTAATTTCATTAGAAGATGAAAAAGCTGTTGTTGAAGCCCCTAAAGTTGCGGAACTAGTATATAAAGCTATCTTAAAAGTATTACCAGTTGTAGCTGTGAAATCATGAACTCCTTTTAAAAGTTCTACTTTAAAACTTGTGCAAACTGCAGATGTTATTGCCATAATTTATCTCCTACGGGTTTGCTGATGTGACCGGTATACGAACAGCGCCATCGGTGTAGTCGTCTCTTCGTCTTCTACCAACTTGCTCATTAGCAAACTTTTGTACCTCTTGTTTATATTTATTTTCATATAAAGTCAACATATCTATCGGACCTTTTAAAAATCCATATGCCTCTGATAGACAGCAGTATAATAGGCCATTTGGAAAGTTAAGACTAATATAATTAGTATCATTATTCTCTAATAATACAGGCATTGCGTTATAATGCACTCTAAATTTGTAAGTTGTATCTGGCACAGGGGCAAACATCATTCTACCAGATGTGGTGTCTGATTCACCTGTAGCACCACCAAACATAGCATAATACTTAGGTTGACCTCTCTTTGCAGACTCTGTTGATGAAATATACTCTTGTAAATAAGTAACATCTTTTTTTTCTAGCCAAACATTTGCACCAGTTACAGCTGATGTTGAATCATAAACTTGTATACCTCTAATAAATACTGCACCTGCTGGAGCGTTAATAGATTCTTGACCTGTAACTAAATTACCTGTTTGTTGTTTTCTATCTGCATCGATAGGCACATCTCTAAATATTCTATACTGAGCATTAAGGATTATATTTTCTAAAACAGAATCTGATAAAACATTTGAATCTGTTTCCGTATAACTTCTAATCTGTGTTTTTAATCCTGATGCACTTAATCCAGCCATTATTTTCCTTTATGTTTTTTGTTTATTTTTTCTAATTTATGTTTGTAAATGGGTATTTCAGGTTCTGGTACATGTAACATTAATTCTTCATGTGGGTCCATTTCTTCTGGACATACACATTGTTTAATGTGAAATATTTTACAAATCCATTTTTTAATAAATTTAATCATGCGCTTAGTGTGACTGGTCCTACTGAACAACCAATCCCTCCTCCTTTTACTCCACCAATTGTAGCAGTATTTGTGTCAACTGTAAAAAAGAAAAAATTAGCAACAGCATAGTCTGTGCTAACTCTTGCACCATCTCTGTATATGCCTGTTGTTATTGCATATCCTGTTGATTTAGTGATATTAGATCCTGCTATTCCATCAAAATTAGGAATGCTTGCATATGCAAATACCGGATTTGTTGCAGTGCCTGTTCCTGGTGATGTTGTTGGTGCTCCTCTAAATCTGTATGTTGTGCCATTAGTTAAACCATGCCCTGGAGCTGTTACGTTTATTATTCCTGAACCTGATGAAAGAGTTTCAAAAGCATCTTCTGGCAGAGAGTATGAGACATCGTTTTCTGTTCTTCCTGGTCTAACATGTCTTAACGATATTGCATCGCCATTCATTGGTTTTGGTTCTAATTGTGGTTGTTTTGGTTCAAATTCAGAAACATGAACAAGAGAACCATTCCATTCCCTAACCATTTCTTTATATGGAAACTCCATACCAGATCTATCTGATATCTCTTTC